GAGACCCGGTGCGCCATGACACCCCAGCAGGTCAAGGACCGCCTCTACGAGACCCGGAACGGCACCCTCACAGTGAAGCAGGTCGAGCAGCAGCTAGGCATCCTCCTGAAAGACGAGCGGGTGGAGCACCCCGGGCCCGGGAACCAGACCCAGTTCCAGTGGAGGCGGCCATGAGCCAGAAAATGCCCTTCAACGCACGGGCCATGGCGGTGGGCATCGTCTACGGCGAGATGGCCCAGCTTGCCGCCCAGGCCCGGGAGCGCGCGGCCGTGGTCCGGTGCTGCTTCCCAGTGAGCGGCACGACCTCGGCGGCGGCCGATGTGCTCTCGGCCAAGGCGGATATCCTGGAGGAGATCGTGGGCAGGTTGATCGCGGAGGCGAGCCAATGAACGAGCGGTGGGCATTTTTCCTGGCGGGGGCCATCACAGGCGGGGCCCTGGTGGGATGGATCGTCAAGTCCGGAGCCCGGCGGGCCATGGCCGAGATCCAGCGGCTTCACCTCGCGGTGCTGGCGGAGAACAGCGTCCTGCGCAAGAGCCTGGACGCCTTCACCAAGTAGGCGGGCAGCGGAAGCATTCGACCTGACGGCGGGTCTTCGGGCCCGTTTTCAGTGTCGCAAGACGGCCGGACATGGGACCATTCTCCATGGACGCGCTCACGAGGGTGACGGGCATCAAGGGCCCAGAGGCATACGCCACCACGGCGGCCATGGTCCTGGAGCACCTCGGGAACCTCTTTCAGTTCCTGGACGGGCACCTCGGGGAAATGGCGATCTTCGACCCGAACGCCAAGGTCGAGGAGAACACCATCCGCGAGGCCATCCGAGTGGGCAGCAAGGTCTGCGCCCTGATGGCAGAGGAAGGGCCCACCCATGGGGCGGACCCAGCCGAGATGCGGGAGATTTGGGACGCGCTGGTTCAGGAAGCCGTGAAGCGCCGGGCTTAGAAGAAGGGGTTCGTTTTCCCGTTGCGGACCTGGACGACCGAGGGGATGTCGTTCTTGATGCCACGGATATCGAAGACGGCCTTGGCGTTCGCGGCGGTGGGCGTGGCGAGGGCGGTGGCCTCGGCGGCAGCAATGGCGGTGTCGTAGGTCGCCAGGGCGTCAAAATCCGCCTTGAAGCGGTCGTATTCCGCCTGGGTCATAAAGACGGACCCGGTAGGAGTGAGGGCCAGTTCCTGGGGGGCCGTGCCAGCGCCGGACCAGTGGTTCCTCGCTTCATCGAACAGAGAGAAGGTGATCCCACCGACCGAGGGCGGGGTCATGGGCTTGCCTTTGATGTAGACCGTCATGGGATGCCTCCAGGGATCAGGATACCGCAGCCACAGCGGCCTGGAATTTCTCGGCGCGCTTGGCGGCCAGGGCTGCGGCTGCGCGCTGGGCCACCGAAGTGACCAGCTTCCGGCGGAGGGCGAAGACACACGCGCAGTTCGGGTGGGCGGGGAGGCAGGGCCACCACATCTCCTCGGGCGAGCGGCGGGTGCCATCGCGGCGGGTGGGATGGGCAGAGCGGCCAACATTGTGCTTCCCGGGCCAGACCATCGTCCGGCCGTTCAGGTTCGGGAAGTCGGCGGGGACGACCCGCAGCACCGTGCCGTTCTGGGCACGGCAGAAGGGGCAAGCCTTGGGCCCGGCCGTCCAGATGGCCTCCCAGTCGCCGCCTGCGGAGAGCGCGGTCTGAAGCTGCCCGTTCGCCACGGCCATGCCCGTCTCGGTGATGGCGATGCGGCGCCAGTCGCGGTTCAGGGTGCCGAGGCGGTCCAGCAGGACGCGGGACAATTCGTGGTGGTTGCCGCCGTTCATCTGGGAGGCCACGAGGGCATCCAGCACCTGGGAGCGCGCCGTTTCGGCCATGCGGGTGACAAACTGGCCGCCACGGAGCCGGGACCATTCAACCTGCTGCTGCTGGGCAGGCGGGAGGACATGGAACATTTGATCCCAGGCGCCGGGCGTGGTCACGCGGTGGACCCGCTCGGTGATCTGGCTCAGCAGGGCAGAGCGGAGAGCCCACATGGCCGTCTGGTTCGCCACGGAGGACGGAGGCAGCAGGGCCTCGGTGAAGCCGTCCACGAGGGTGCCCCAGGTCGCCAGCTTCTTCTCAGGCGGGGCCTGGGACTGGAACAGGGCCATGACCTCGCCCCAGCCCGGGGCCCGGGGAGGCTCGGCCTTGGCGAACTCGGTGGGCTTCTTCCCGAGCACAGCGGAGAGCAGGCCACGAAGGAACCGATGCCCGACCTCGAAAAGCTGGTCCTCGATCCACGCTTGGTTCGGATCCGGGTGCTTGCCCCAGAGGGCGCGCTCCACTTCCGTCTCGCCAGCCGTAGGGGCCCTGCGCACGAGGCGGAGGGGCCGGGCGGCCTTCGCCACGACCTCCTCGACCGGAACGCCCTGGCGGGCTGTGACGCGCAGCAAGCGGGGGTCTGGGGCAGCCATCACACGCTCACAAAGACGCCCAGGGTCAGGTAACCGTGCCAGCCGCAGGTTTGGACCATGTGCAGGGAAGGGGTGAGGGAGGGCTCGGCCTCGCTTTCGTTCCAGGTCCAGACCGGGCCAAGGGCGGGATCAGGCATGGGATGGTCACCCCGGCGGACGCGAGCCGAGTGGATGATCCCGCAGCCGCAGGGGCAGACGAACTGCAGGAACCGGGCCCCGGTGTCCTCCAGCCGCCACGCGAAGGCGCCCCGAGGCGTCCAGGGATCCATGATGTGCAGGGCATGCTCGCCGTTGGGCAGTTCGCGGACCTTGCCGCCAAGGTGGGGGACGCGGATCCCCTTCACCGAGGGCATCACGCCTCCACGCCAGCGCGGGCCTTGGCGGTGTCCAAGGGCTCGTAGGGGGCAGAGCCCTGGGACAGTTCCGACAGCCGCTGGGTGATATCCGAGCCAAGGGCGGGGTCGCCAGCAGCCTCGGGGTTGTCGGGATTCTCGGGGTCTTCACCACCGCCACCACCGCCGTCCACGGGCACGGAGAGCACGGACTGGTAGAGCGCGCCAAGGGAGGGGTTGACGGGCGCCTCCTCCAGAATCGGGCTGGGATAGGCGGGCAGGCCACCCCACATCTTGCGGGTTTCGCCCCAGGTCGCGCTGTTCTGGATCCGGGTGAATTCGGCCTGCTGCTCCGAGGGATCGGCGGGCAGGTCGCCGAACCAGCCGATGGGATGAGCCGGGAGGTCGAACATGGCGCGAACTTCGTTGATGGTCATGTGCTTCAGCTTCTCGGCCCACCGCTCCTTCGAGTTGTCGGTGTCGAGGCCCGTGAATTCCAGGCGGAGCCGGTCGGAGAACCGGGAGACGATCTCGTCCGACATGAAGGACGAAACATCCTTGAGCAGCGGGTGCAGGCCCTTGTCCTTCGCGGCGGCCAGCTTCTCGCTGGTGTCGTCCCCGGAGAGCGAGGACTTCTCGGCGGTGAAGCCCTCGAAGCCGACCTCCTCGGGAGCCACGCCGAAGATGGCGCCCATGACGGTCATGTTCAGGCTGATCCACTTCGAGAACGCCATTTCATCGAAGGGCTGCCCGGTGTTCAGGTATTGCACGGCGCCCTGCTGCCCACGAGAAAAGAGGACCGGGACGCCGAACTGGTTCTGGACGCCGCGCACCTTGGCAGCCCAGGCAGCCTTGAAAGCGTTCTGGGTGTTCACATCGAAATTGCCGTAGGCCAGCAGGACGCCACGCGGGACGGCGTTCTCATTCAGGCCCTGCTTCGTGAAGGTGATCGCCTGGATGATGTTGTTCAGGGTGTCCAGGGATTGCTCGAATTCCGAGTAGCCGTAGCCGTTTTCATCAGCCCAGGTCGAGGCGTTGCGCACGAAGATCGCCAGTTCATCGAAGGCGAAGGGGATCTCGTCCCGGCCGTTGAGGATCTGGTAGGCGTAGACCAAGCGGCCATCCGGCATCCGGGAGGAACCCTCGTTGTTCGCCAGGGCGAAGGTGTCCGAGGGGCGGACGAACCAGGAATCCAGGCCACGGGTGACGCCGTGCAGGCCCACCAATTCCACGCAGGAGTGGTCCATGGTCAGGCCGTCATCGATCAGGTGGCGCAGGAACTGGGTCATCCCCTGGCGCTTCAGTTCGCGGCGCTTGGAGGGGGCGAACTCCCGGCCGCCGCATTCGAGGACGCGGGTGAGCCAGCGGATTTCGTCCTGGATCCCTTCGCCAGCGGCAGCCTGCTCATCGTTCATCACCAGCCGCCAGCCAATGTCATCGGCGGAGCGGGAGACGCGGGAGAAGCGGTCGATCTGGCGCTTGCGGGTTCGGATGATGGCCTGGGCGACCTCCAGCCGCCGGGCGAAGGCGCGCAGCACCGGGAACTGCACACCCCGCTTGGGCAGCCATTTGAAATACCCGCGACCGAAGTCCGAACCCCAGGAGGTCGTCCGGGCCTTGCCCTCGGGAGAGGCATCGGGGTAGTCGCCGGGGTTCACGATCCGCAGGGCCTTGGCGACCATGTCCTCGGCCTGCCGCTCGCCCCGCTGCATGTCCGCGAACTGGGAGAGCATGTTCATGGCCGAAGGGGAGACCGAATCGCCGCCGCCGCTGGCGCCATACATTTTCATGAGGCGGCTGTTGGCATCGTCCACCTCGTCCACGGAGGCGCGGGGATCGTAGGCGGTCGCGGCCTCGGGGCCCAGGTGAGCGAACGGGTTCACCACTGGCTGGTATTCCATTCGGCCGCCGTTCACAGGGTCAGACATTCTCGCCTCCAATGAAGACCCGGTGCGGGGGGCCTTCGTCATTGTATCCGCCATCCTTGGCCTCCCAGGAGCCGCAAGGGGGGTCTTCCGGCTTGACACAGAAGCCCTGCGCGCCGCAGAGGGTGATGCCGTTCCGGGAGGTCAGATAGTGGCAGTTCCCGCAGTTCGGCGCCCCGCGCTCGGCCTGAGCGGAGCGCATGTCTGCCAGCATGACGAACGCCTTATGGGGCGGGGCCGGAGCCGGGGAGTCGAAGGCATTCAGGCCCTCGCCAGCCTTGGCGGAGAAGGGGGCCACGGGAGCGCCGGATTCGGCATCCACGGCCGCAGGAGAGCCTGGGCGGGCCAGGGGGAAGCCCGCATCGTCCGCGCCCCGCAGCACCCCGCTGGCGCCCCAAGCCTTCGCCCCGAGGGTGCAAATGTAGGTGCCGATGGCCCGGTCCATGATCCGGTCATCGTGCCGGAGCGGCATCGCCTCGGCCTTGCCTGCCGGGTTGTAGACGAAGACCAGCGCCTCCTTCCAGAACCCGGGATCGGGGTCGGCCATGGCGCCCCGGGCCACGACCTCCCGGAGCGAGTCGATGACCAGCGGCCGGGTGGCGAGGTTCATGGGGAAACCCAGCTTCAGGAAGGACTGCCCAGCCGCGTCATATTCCTGGTGCCGGTAGAGGTTCGGATAGGACGCCTCCTCCAGAATGAACAGGACAAGGTGCCCGTGGTTGTTCCGCTCCACCACGATCAGGGCATCCGAGTATTCGTGGCCCAGGGCGGCACAGCGCCGGGCGAAGTCGGCGGGCTCCAGGCGGCCGTGGATCGCGGCCACGGTGCGCAGGGTGCGAGCATCCCGGATGGAGGCGGAGGAGAAGTCCGTGCCGCCGATTTCAGCAGCATGGTCGCCCTCGCCCTTGTCGATGCCCTCGGCGGGGTCAGCCGAGAGGACATAGATCCCGCCGGGCTCGGGGGGGGCCCAGATCGAGGTGACATCGTCCGGGTGGAAGGGCGGAGGCGCAGACCGGGCCAGATCCCAATTCTCCGCCACGAGGCGCGGGGGGAAGACTGGGCGGCCGGAGGACAGGAACGCGTCCAGGATGGTTGAGGGATACTCCTGTCGGAAGGAATCCACGGAGCCGGACATTTCCTCGATCTTGGTGCGGCGCCAAGCCAGGGAGCCGAGGGTGACGCCCCGCTCCAGCAGTAGGGTGCGCTCCTCGGCGTCCAGCGAAGCCTCCAGGGCCACGGCCTCGTCCGGGGACAGGTCGATGGAGTATTCCGGGTGCGCGAACCAGGGATAGAACACGAGGCGCCACACCCCAGAGCCCTTCAGAGCCTGATCCACCAGATCCTTGTAGTGGTTGAACCCGTTGGCCGTGGACTCCAGCACGATATTCCCCGAAGCGGGGACCGCCTGGAAGACACCCCGAACCAGTTCCAGCCAATTGTCGTAGAAGGCGGCCTCGGAACAGTGCAGGTTGTGGACGGTGATGCCCCGGAGGTCGAAGCCAGCGGCCGTGTGGACGATGAAGGAGGACGGGGGCATGCGGACAGGGTCGGGGAGCCCATTCTCGTCCAGGAACTCCAGTTCAAGGTGGAGGGCAGAGGCCCGGCGGAGGCGGACATTCTTCTTCAGTTCGCCGGGCAGGGAGTCGTAGAAGGCCCGGTAAATGTCGAGCACCTTCTGGGAGACCTTGTCCAGGTGGGTCAGCACCAAGCAATTCCGGCCCGGGTTGAACAGGCCATCGAGGAAGAACAGGGACGCGAGGAAGGTGGTGAAGCCAAGCTGCCGGGGCTTGAGGATGATGTCCCGGATTCCCCGGAAGACATCCACCCCGGTGTGCAGCCTGAACCGCTGCCGGAGGCCAGCGAGGTAGTCCATCTGGATCGGGTTGTAGACGAAGGGGGACAGGCCGGACTCGGGATCCTTCGGGCGGATCCACAGCGCCTGGGCAGCGAAGAAGTCGGCCTTGGAGCCGATGACCCGGGCGCGCTCGGCAGGGTCATTGGGCAGCAGGGCCAGCTTGTCCCGAGCCGCAGCCTTCAGGGCCCGGAGCGAGGGGGAGTCGAACTCCGAGGGATCGAGCGGGCTGGTCACTGGGGAGGAGCCGGGACGATCTGGCCGCCACGGTTCCAGGGGCCCGTCCACGAGTCGATGGCGTTCAGCAGTTCGGGGACGCAGCCATCGAAGCGAATGGCCCGGTCGTCCACATAGATTTCAGCGGGCAGCTTCTCACAGGTGATCTCCATTCCGGGGAACCCGTGGTCGAGCAGCCACTGGCAGATGGCGTCCTTCCCATCCGAGTAGCGGGCCCGGGAGGAGCAGACCACGACCTCCCAGCCGAGGGACTGCAGGCGCCGGATGGCATCGGCCATGCCGGGCACCGGGGGATCGGGGATCGCGGTCGCACCGAGCCAGCCGGAAGTGTAGGAGTGGAGGACACCATCGAAGTCGAAGGAAATCCGGCGGCCGGAAGGCAGGGAGGACATGGGTGCTCCTTGGGTTGGGAGGATCGAGAGATCGACATAGAGCCCCGCGTTGAGGCGCAGGCGGTAGCAGACACGGCCGTGGGGCTTCGAGACGGGCCCACCATCGGGGAAGCCTTCATCCAGGAACCCTCCCAGCGCGCAGGCCATGGCGCAGGCCAGCACTGGAGCCGGGGAGCACTCCTCAACCCATGGCGCCGCGAGGACATCCAGGTCACGGGCCAGGGAGCCGTGGAGGGCCAGGGCGTAACCGTGCGCCTTGGCGATCCCGGCCAGCATGGGGAACATGAAGGCGTAGGCGGGCGCGGGGGACGGCCGAAGGTCGGGCAAGGGTCACCGGGTGGAGGCGAGCGAGGCAGGCAGGGGCGAGGGCAGGTCGAAAGGGTCGGCGGCCGGAGGGGCATCGCGGCGGGCCTGGATGAGGACGGACCAGAGCGAGACCGAGCCAGCCTCGGCGCGCTCGGTGCCGGACAGGTTCACCATCACCCCGAAGGCGGCGGCCTGACCCGGGGTCTCGATGCCCACGGCCCGGGCAGCGACCTCGTAGCCATTCTTCAGCATCATGGTCGCGCGGACACCAGCGGCCGTATCCACATCGGCGCCGTTGAGGATGGTGACGGCCCGGTCGACCGCCTTCACACCGCCCACGAAGGTCTGGCGCCGGAGCGAGGCGAACAGGTGACCCAGTTCCCGGTTGATGTCCGAATTCCGCTCGGCCCACCACAGGTTCTCGATGGCGCGCTGGCGCTCGGTCCACTTGGCCTCGGCCGCGCGCTCCCGGATGGTTTGGAGTGGCACCCCGAAGCGAGACGCTACCTCGATCTGGCTGGGCCATTTCGCCGTGGCGCCGTTGGCTGAAATCGTAGGGGAAAAATATGCCTGTTCAATCTCACCCCAGGGCACCTCACCCCAGCCGAACTGTCGGCCACTGGGAGGCGGAGGCAGGGCCGCCGGGGGCGGGGGAAGCGAGACGATGGCGGCCATTTCTGCAACGGGAGGGGCATCGGGCGCAACAGAAGGCGCCTCCAGTGCAACAGGGGCGGCCTTCTTGGGGCGGGGCTTCCGGGAGGTCTCGGCCATGGGTTACTCGGGGCGGTGCCGGACGGCGATCTTGCCTGTGGCGTTCTGCCAGCGCGTGACAATGACATCCACGAAGGCAGGATCGAGTTCCATCGTGCAAGAGCGGCGGCCCAGCATCTCACAGGTTATCAGGGTCGAGCCGGAACCGCCGAAGGCGTCCACCACGAGCATGCCGGGCCGGGAGGAATTGAGCATGGGCTTCTTCAGCAGTTCGACAGGCTTCTGGGTCGGGTGGACATACCCGGTTTCCCGGGAGACGGACCAAACGGTCGTCTGGCAGCGGTCACCTTCCCAGAATGGGGAATTGCCCTGCTTGAAGGCGTAGAAGGCGGTCTCGTGGGCGGGCAGGTAGACGAGGGGCACCTCGTCCTCGTGGGCGGCCAGCAGCACGGGCTCGTGCTTCCATTTATACTGGGCGAACCCAAAGGACGCGGCGTTCTTCACCCAGATGATCTGGGCACGGACATCGAGCCGGGCGCGGTTCAAGCCCGTCTCGAACTCGCGGTGGAACCGGGAAGGGTAGAAGACATAGAAGGCGGCCTTCTTCTGGGAGACCGAGGCGAGGCAGGCGAAGGTCTTGTCCAGGAACGCCTGGAAGGCGGGGCCAGTGAGGGCATCGTTCTGGATCGAGGCTTTCCCATCGGCCTTCAGGCCAGCGGCGGAGGACTCGTAGGACACTCCATACGGGGGATCGGTGAGCACGAGGTCGGCCTTGGCACCGTCCATGAGGCGGATCCAGGCCAGGGGGTCAGTGGAGTCGCCGCAGAGCAGGCGGTGCTCGCCCATGACCACCAGATCCCCCAGCAAGGTGACGACCTCGGCGGGCGGGGGGAGGGGCGGGGCATGCTCGGGATCCTTGCCGGGGAGGATGCCGGAGGTTGGGCCAGGGGCGCCGAACAGGTCCGAGAGGGCCTCGACCGTGAAGCCGGTGGCCTCCATGTCGAAGGCGCCGTTATCCAATTCGGCCATGATGGCGCGCAAGCCGGGGACATTCCACTCGGACAGGTCGGTGAGGCGGTTGTCGGCCACAGCGTAGGCGGCAGCCTGCTCGTCCGTGAGGGGGGCCCAGACCACGGGGACATCGGGGTCGGTGCCGGAGGCGGCCATGGAGAGCAGGGCCAGACGGCGGCCGTGCCCAGCAACCATCTTGTTCGTGCCGGACTGGAGGAGGAACGGGGCCACGAAGCCGTGGGTCTGGATGGACTTCACCAGCAGGCGAAGCTGCTCCGGGGAGTGGTCGCGGGGGTTTTCGTCCCAGGGGATCAGTTCAGAGAGCCGCAGCTTTCCGGCCACGCCACGGGAGAGGAGGTCTTGCAGGGCGGGCTCGGCCACAGGGGCTCCTAGAAGATGCGCAGCATGGGGGGCTGTTCGGGCGGGGGCGGGGTCGGTGAGGGCAACGGGGCCGGACGCGAGACTGCGGGGCGCGTAGGGCCCTCCGTGAGCGGGCGCTGGGCAATTTGGCCGAGGTAGAGAGGCGCGGAGGACCGGATCAGCCCACCAGCATCCACCCATGGGATCCCGTAGCCTTCCAGCGAGGCCAGCCAGCCGCAGTCCACGCCCTGGTAGGGCTTCATTTCGTGGACCCGATACGCCACCCGGGAGGGGAAGCCGAAGGCCACGCGGTCGCCGGGCTCGAAGGGGGCGGAGAGGGCGGGGGTTTCAGAACACTCGGTCAATGCGGCCTCGGCGTTGGGTGCCCTCGGGGGCGGGGGCGGAGAAGGAGCGGAGCCGGAAGGTCGCGGGGGCCATGGGGATCAGCCCGGCGGACTCGGCCTCGGCGCAGTAGGTGGCATACAGGGCGGCAAGGTCGGCCTGGGAGGGGCGAGCGGCAGCCGCGAGGATGGAGGCCCGGATGAGGGAGTCGGCGATCTGCCAATTCCGCAGCCGGGAGTGGTGGACCTTCAGCGAGGTCCGGTCCAGCGCGATCTTGTTGGTGCCCCCCATTTGGCCGAGCAGGGCGAGGCAGAGGTCCACGGTGGAGACATCGTGCCCGGTGGCGAGCTTCACGGCCATCTGGACGCGGCGCAGGTTGAGCACGGGAGAACCGGACATGGGGCACCTCTCACGCCAGGGTATCGAGACGGGAGAAGTCGCGCAACAGGGGCCGGTCGGGAAACTCTGCCGGTCGCTATGTGATGCACTATACAGGACTGTGGGCTGCTCTGAGCCGCTCCGCCAAACTGTCGCGGGGCTTAGAACCGCGTGAAATAAGGGTTTCCAGCGGCATCGTGAGCCGTTCGGATGCGCGGGCGCTGCGCGCTATCGAACGCTCGGCGGAACTCGTCAGCACCCGGAAGGCTCTCCTCGTCCTCGGGGACGGTGGTGAGGTCGAGCGAGACGAGCAGATCCCCGGTGACATCCAGCGAGCGGCCATCGGCCAACAGGACATGGGCGTAGGTCTCGATGGACCCGAGGATTGGGGAGGCGGGATCAGCCGGGAAGGCGCAGAGCCGAGACAGTTCCTCCAGCGAGCCCTTGGGCCCGGGCACCCGGAGATGGATCGCGGCCACCGGGCCCGGGCGGTCGCCGTAGCAGAGCGCCCAGGCTCGGGGGTCGGGCGGGGCCTCCAGCAGTTCAAAGCGTTCAACCTCAGCCCAGCGGCGGAAGGCGCGGCCGTAACCCAGGGACAGGATCACCGGGCGGCCGGGCGGGCAGGTCCGCTCGTTCCACGGGGAGCCGGGCCCACCAGGACGGAACTCGGTGGTCTTGGAGCCGTCCGAGAAGGCGGCGAAGGCCCAGCGCATGAGGGGGATAAAAAGAGGTTTCATGCGATCCCCGGTTGATCGAAGGCCCGGACATCGGCCTCGGTGAACTGCAGGCGAGACCACGGGGGCTCGATGGCGAAGGCGGGCTCCAGCAGCCGGGGGTGGCGGTCCCAGACCACGACATGCCAGTGCCCGGGCAGCTTGGGGGAGAGCAGGCGCCGGACCCAGGGCGGGACCAACGGGGAGGAGACCGGGAACAGGCGGGGCGAGGGGCTCACACGGGCACCGTGACGAACTCCTCCAGCCGGAACCGACCACAGCGGGGACAACGAATGGTGGAAGGGGAGACCATCTGGGAGCGGTCGAACAGGCTGAGGAGGTAGCCACACTGGGGGCATTTGCAGAGCGTGGGCTCGGCGGGCGGCCTCAGCTTGGCGGCCATGGCCTCGCACTTCTGGCAGCAGGAGCCGAGGGAGGCGCGGTAGCCTTCATCCGGGAAGGTGCCGGAGTAGGCCCACGGCCGGGCCCCGCAGGCAGCACGAACCATCGGAATAGACTGGGCGGGAACCCCGGCCACCGAGCGGACAAGGTGGTCCGTGGTGGCGACCAGATGGTAGACGCCCTGGTCCCGGGAGCGCAGCACCGTGCTGATCCACTGGAGCGGGAGGTCGGGCTTCATGGAGCACCACAGCCGATCTGGATGGCGCCGTCCACATTCTCCGCGCTCTCCTCCGCATAGTGCTTGCAGGTTCCCATCACCACCGGGCCCTGCATGTTCGTCACGATCCCGTGGCAGCAGGCGGGGGCCTTCTGGCCCAGGGCCTGGGTGTGGACGAGCAAGGGGCAATCGGGGGCGGAGAGGTCGAAGACGCCGCAGTCGCCCTCGGTGAAGATCGCGGTTCTTTTCACAGTTCACCAGCAAGAGAGACGACCGGGTTGTAGGAGCCCAGCATCCCCGAAGTGGGGAGCCCAGGGCGCTGATTGCAGATCGTCAGGTGGGTGGGGAACCACCCGGGCCCGAAGCCAGGGGAGATCCGCCAGTGGGAGACGAGGGAGTAGGGGCGGCCGTTCGCGTCCAGATCCTCGGCGACTTCAGCCAGCCCAACGAAGCCACCCGAGCCAGAGGCAGCGGGGGCGAACCCGATCCAGCCGGAGCGGAGGGCGCGCTGCACCCGGTCGTAAAGATCAGAGGGCATCACTGC